GTTTTGTCCAGGCTATAGATTTGAACAAGACATTGGTTACTTTGTTATAGAAGAAGAATTTGATTATGGTTTTGTTGACGAACAAGACCTGATAGCTATGGGTACTTTTGTTGAAGAACCAGAAATTTTTTTGTATGAAGAACCAGTATTTTTTGAACCTATTTTTGTAGACCGCCCATTTCGTGAAGAAGAAATATATTTGGACCCACTGCCAGATATATATGAACTACCAATTGAACTAATAACTTTGACTCCTTTTGAAGAACCTTTTGAACTAAGTATGCGACTAGAAGAAGAGTTTTTTCCTGAAGAAATAATAGAACTAGAAGAGATAGAAGAGTATTTTGAGCCTGAATACGAGGAAGAAGTTGAAGAACTAGTAGCAGAACTAGAAGAACCTGAAATAGAAGAAGTGATAGAGATAGAGGTAGAAGCTGTAACAGTAGGTAAAATAGATGAAAAGTCTGGTATTACCCAAACTCAATTAGATGTAGTAGCACAAACAGTTAGTGCTGCAGCTAACAGTGTTAGTGGCACTACTGCAGGCACTGAGGTGCATGCTACTAGCAGCAATAGTTTTGATATGAGTATGAGCACTAACGGTGGGGGTATGCAGAACATTACTGAGCTAGGATCTGAAGCAGTTGCAACAACTACAGTTAATGTAGCTGTAAACAACACAGAACAAGCAGCCGTAGACAATGCACAAGAAGTAGATAAATCAGAAGCAGATACAATCGCTGATAATATTATCGCTCAAAATTTAGAAGACCAAGCAGAACAAGTTATTGAAGAACGTGCCACTACTGATGAATATGGAGACGAGCAAAAAATTATTGCTTACATTAATTTTGTGCCTGGTTTTGATGTCTATACTAATACTGTTTTACCAATAAAACCTGATTGGTATGCAACAAAACTAATCTATACCGATAAATTAATAGCAGATAATGTTCTAGCTTTTAAAGAATTATCTGGTATAAATTACCAAAAACTTGATAAAATAATTAAATTACAACCGAATCTATAACATGGAATGGCTTAAAGGAAAACTAGGACAAGTAATTGCAGTAGCTGCTTTAATCAGTACCATTGCTGGATTTGGTTATACTGGTGCAGGCTATGTGGCTAGACTAGAAGCAGTAGAAAAAAAATCCGGAGTTTCCTATGCTAGTCAGTTAAAAGCTTTAGATAATACGGACAATTCTTTAACGCAAGATATTATCGTGTTACGTGGCGAAATAAAAACCTTACGTAATGAACTAGATATTTTATCTAATCAAGTTATAAGAATTGAAAAGAAACAGGATGACACAGGGAATCCTTTAATTACTATTAAGTAGAGGTAAATATGAAACATCGTAAAAGAAAAATGAGCATGGGCGACGAAGACATGGGCGCTATTGCTAGAATGGAAAAAGGCGGCATTGTTAAGATGATGAAAGGCGGCAAAGTTGCCTATAAAAAAGGTGGCCTTGTAGAGGACATTCAAAAACTAGAAGGCGGTGGTAAAAGCAAAGGTTTTCCAGATTTAACTGGCGACGGTAAAGTTACCTACGCTGATATTTTAAAAGGCAGAGGTGTAAAATGACGGAACTACTAACACTAATAATTCTTATTGTTGGCGCTGGTTTTGCTCTTAAATACCTTGCTCCAAGTAAATTTGAAAACATAAAGAAAAATATTTTAAGTTGGTTTAACAAATAAAATGGCTAGAGCAACTGTCGCAGAAATAGATAAAAGATTATCCGCACATGAGGCAGCTTGCGAAGTTAGATGGCGTGAAAATTGGCGTCGACTAGAAACAATTGAAACCGAAGTAAAATCAATCAATAAAAGCATTAGAGGAGGCTTGGTATTTTTTGGCACAATCATGCTGACAATTACTGGGTTTATGTTAAAAATCACTCTCTTCTAATTTATTTTTTCGTGTAAAATGAAAAAATGGCACTAAGAAAAAGATCTTTTCGACCCGGAATAAATCGCGAAGGAACCTCTTATGATAATGAGCTAGGTTGGTTTGATTGCAATTTAATTCGTTTTCGTATGGGTCGACCGGAAAAATTTGGCGGTTGGCAAAAACTTTTAACCTCTACCTATCAAGGCACAGCTAGAGCTTTGCATAATTTTGTGTCGTTAGCTGGGGTCAAGTACTTAGGCGTGGGTACGCATTTAAAATATTATTTAGTAGAAAACAACAACGCTTTTAATGACATTACACCGATTAGAAAGACTAGCACCAACTCTATAACTTTTGCTGCTACTAATGGCTCGTCTACTTTAACAGTAACTGATGATGCTCATGGAGCTGTGGTAAATGATTTTGTTACTTTTTCTGGAGCAGTTAGTTTAGGTGGTTTAATTACAGCTACTGTTTTAAATCAAGAATATCAAATAACAAATATTGTCGATGGTAATACTTATAGTATTACAGCAAAAGATACTTCTGGAAATACAGTTACCGCTAACAGCAGTGACACTGGTAATAGCGGTTCAGGCACGGATGGTGTCTATCAGGCAAACACTGGCTTAGACACAGTAGTTAGATCGACTGGTTGGGGTGCAGGTTTTTGGGGCGGTACTACAGATGGCGCTTTGACTACAACTTTAAATGACTCTGGCGGTATCTCTGATTCTGACACCACTATAATATTAACTAGTGCTACTGGTTTTGTAGCTAGTGATACTATTTTGATAGGTGAAGAATTAATAACTATTGGTTCAGTTTCTACAAATACTTTAAGCAGTTGTACTCGAGGCGTGCAAGGAACCACAGCGGCAGCGCACAGTAATGGTGCCACTGTGCAATTAGTTACAGGTAACGCAAGTAGTGCTAATGATTTTAATGGTTGGGGTGAAGCTGCAAGCGCTGGAGTAGAGACAGCAACAACTAACTTAAGACTTTGGAGCCACGATAATTATGGTGAAGATTTAATTATAAATGCTAGAGGCGGAGAAATTTATCGTTGGGTTGAAAACAATACTACTTCAACTAGAGCAGTCGAGTTAAGCACTCAAACAAGCTCTCTTAATCAAGTACCAACAAGAGGCCTGCAAGTTTTAACTTCAGAAACTGATCGACATTTAATTGTTTTTGGCGTAGACCCGATAGTTAATGAAACTAGGTCTGGTGAAATAGATCCTATGTTAATTGCTTTTAGCGATCAAGAAAATCCATTAGATTTTAGAACTTTAACAACCAACACAGCTGGAGAACTAAGGCTCTCCTCTGGGTCTAAATTTATTGGCGCAGTAAAAGCCAGACAAGAAATAATTGTTTTTACTGACACTGCTATTTACAGCATGCAATTTATCGGACCACCTTTTACTTTTGGTTTAAATTTAATAAATGAGAACACTGGATTAATAGGACCTAAAGCAGCAGTTACTGCTCCTGGTGGTGTGTTCTTTATGAGTTATGACTCTTTCTATGTATACAATGGCACCGTGCAACAAATACCTTGCACAGTTAGAAATTATGTTTTTAGTGACATTAATCAAGAACAAGGTTTTAAAATACACGGCTTTACCAATAATAAACACTCAGAGGTAGGTTGGTTTTATCCGTCTGCTAGTTCCACCGAAATAGACAGATATGTAATTTATAATTACCAAGAAAAAGTTTGGTACTACGGACAGTTAAATAGAACTGCTTGGCTAGACTCAAACATTGAAGAATATCCACAAGCAACTGGCAGTAACTTTTTATTTCAACATGAGTTTGGTTTCAATGACGACGGTGCTGAAATGACTAACGTTTTTATAGAGTCAGCTGATTTTGATATAGAAGATGGCGAAAGGTTTTCTTTTTTAAGAAAAGTTATACCTGATATAAAATTTTTAAATGATGATTCAGCTTCTAACGTTAATATAATTACTAAAACTAGAGACTTTCCAGGCGACACATTGAGCTCTGGACAAACTGCAACTATATCTCCAACCACTACACAAAGTCATATTAGAGCCAGAGGCAGACAAGCAGTAGTGCGTTTAGCATCTAACGATGGCGATAGTGGTAACTTAGGAGTAGGCTGGCGTTTAGGAGCAACACGTTACGAAATTAGATCAGACGGTAGAAGATAATGGCAAAGCTGCTAAACACTAGATTACCAATAGCTAACACTGAGGTAACGCCAGAGCTATTTAATCGTTTAGTTAGATTATTAGAATTAAACTTAGGTGAGTTCGATCCTAGCAACACTGAACAATTTACTACTGATGAACGAGATAAATCTAATTTTAATATTGGCACAGTAATTTTTAACACCACAACAAATTCACTACAAATTTTTGACGGCGTAGGGTTTGCTGATATTAGTGAACCTTTTGTTATACTCACCGTTGCTGGCGACAAAGTTAAATTTAGTCCAGCTATGACCGCTAGTTTAGGCGCTATTAGTATTACAATATCTTAACAATGAATATTTTTGATTGGACCGATAGTACAAAATTAAGCAGAAACTTTTCGTTACGTGAGTTAACTAAAAGCTCTACCGCAGTTAGAAAAAACATTGATAACTCTGTTCAAGATAGAGACGTTTACAACTATTTAGTAAAAGTCTGCAAACATATTTTGCAACCAATCAGAGAACATTACGACATACCATTTAGTCCCAACAGTGGTTATCGCTGTCCAGCCTTAAACACTGCAATTGGTGGCTCAACTACAAGTCAACATTGTTTAGGTCAAGCAGTAGACATAGAACTACCAACCGTTGATAACGAAAAACTTTTTGGTTTTATAAAAGATAATTTAGAGTTCGATCAAGTTATTTTAGAATATTACAATGGCATAGACCCACATAGTGGTTGGGTGCACGTTTCTTACATATCGCCTAAGATGAATAGAAACAGGGCCATGACTTTCGATGGTAAAAACTATAGAATAATAGAATGAGCACAGGACTTAAAAAATGGTTTCAAGAAGAGTGGGTTGATATTGGCGCACCTAAGAAAGGTGGTGGCTATAAAAAATGTGGTAGATCAAAACTTAAGTCTGATCGTAAAAGAAAATATCCAAAATGTGTACCTAAAGCAAAAGCAGCACGTATGTCAAAAAGTCAGATAGCCAGTGCGGTTAGAAGAAAACGTGCTAAAAAACAAGGTGTTGGTGGTAAACCGACCAATGTAAAAACTATTGTGTGATGGCTATATCTAGGGCACAACTCAGTAAAACCACCGAGAAAAAATATAAAAAACGCAACCACAAAGGTTGTGGTGCTATTATGAACGATAGACGAAAAAAGACGACTTATGCCTAAAAAACGAAGCAAAGGCAAAATGCCAGCTAGAAACAAGAAAAACTTTCGACCAACGAAAGCAGGTGCTGGTATGACTAAAGCTGGAGTTAAAGCTTATCGTCGTCTCAATCCTGGTTCTAAATTAAAAACAGCTGTCACTGGTAAAGTTAAGAAAGGTAGTAAAGCAGCTAAACGTAGAAAATCGTTTTGTGCTAGATCAGCTGGACAAATGAAAAAATTTCCTAAAGCAGCAAAAAATCCTAATTCAAGATTACGTCAAGCGCGTAGACGCTGGAAATGTTAATAAATGAATAATATAATATACAAACTTATAATTAAAAAAAGGAACAACATGGCAGCAAAGAAAAGAAGAGGAAAGACAACTAAAAAGAAGGGACCAAACCCGACTAATAAAGCTTTGTATTCAAGAGTTAAATCTGAAGCAAAGAGAAAGTTTAAAGTATATCCTTCAGCTTATGCTAATGCTTGGTTAGTAAAAACGTATAAAAAACGTGGCGGGAGATATAGTTAATGACTACAGGAACTAAATTCGATGTGCTTGGTGAGTATGATGGGCAACCATTTCGCTTTGCCAGAAATTTATCTTTAACTGTTGCGCAAGACATGGTTAAAAGAAAAGGTGGTAAAGTAGTACTAGCTGGCACGGAGACAGAAGTAAAATAAATTTTTAACAACGGAGATAATTATGCCTGGACATAAAAAAACCAAATACATGAAAAAAGGTGGCTTAGTTAAAAAAATGAAAAAGACTAAGTACAAAAAGAAAGGCGGAAAGAAAAGAAGATAGTTAGTGTCTTTTCTAATTAGTAATATCCCACATTTTAAATGTTGGGTACGAAAAGAATTTACCGCTAATCACGAAAACTATCACGGCGAATATTTACATGCTCTCGCCATAGCAGTAAATACTATTCCAGATAGGTCTTTAAGCTTTCAAGTTGTTTTTACAGGTTGTGAAGAAGACGATCCTGATAAAAACGTGCACGGTGGCGCTATGTGGGCACGTATGCCAATTCAAGCTTTAGTTGCTGATATACCAGTAGAAGAGTGGCCAGAACCTATGGAAGATCATTTAGCTCAACCTTGGGACTGTGAGTCAAGGACACACAGCACTATAGTTATGGATCGAGTTAGTTCTAGTCCGTGGCTTTGTAAAATAGGTAAGGACTTCTATCAAGGCAAATATTTATTTACAGTTGACTACACCGACTCAGATATAGCTGATGATCCTGCCCAACATAAACAATCTCATGTATTATATATAAACGAAGAAGGCAAGTGGAAAGGTAACTTTGTTGCTTTGCCTAATAATAGAGTTA